AAAGTTGATAAGTTTTGAGAAACCGTTACTTCTTCAGTTGTTGCATCTGTATCCGTGATTGTTAATATGGCTTGCGCCTTTGCGATTTTTAGAGGACGTCCCATTTGTTTTTCCTTTGATAAAATTAGCGGGTTCTAGCCGCTACGCAGTGGGTAACTGCATAAACTCTCAGAATTAAGAGCGTATCTTATATTTATCTTAAATGGGTATTATTCAGTGCCAGTATTAGCGTGAGGCATACCAAGTTCACTAATACTAAACTCTGTACCTGCACTTGCATTTGATCCAGTTGTAAGAAATGCTACTACATTGCCTTGACCACAATAAACACTATTGAAGCTATCGTTAGCAGAATAAATTGCTGACTGTTGTGTAGCAATTGCGTAAGGAACACCTGCATTATTATAAGTGTATGCAACATTTGATAGTGCTACTCCTGCGTTAGCAGTAAGCGTTAAACTAGTAGCGTTTGCAATACTTGATATGATTCCAACTGTTGTTCCAGTTGTGTTACCTATCCAACCACCAACTTCAAGTTGAGTATCAAATGCAGTACTTACTCCAGTGACTGTTGCACTGTTAGTTGCTGCCGTTGCTGTGCCAGTACCAGCTACTCTAGGATAACCTGTTACCGCGTGAATACCTACACCCGTAGTTGCTATTCTAATCTTGTCTGTAGCAATATTAGCTGATTGCTGTGATACTGCATTACCTGTATATACGTATGATGCCATTTTATTTTTCCTATTATTTTAAAGTCTTCCGACTGCTACTTCAATGATACCTTCTACACCATCAAAGTTTTCTAATGATTTACCAATTACTGTGCCTATTGATGGTACTAGTGTAGGACGAGCAAATCCGTTACCTGCACTTATTAACATATCACCCTTTTTAATATTACCACGCACTTTGCACGGGACACGACCTTGTAATGCTAATATAACAGTATGCTCACCTTCACATGACGTATTCAATACATATGCTGGGTTAGTTGAAACAATACCTGCAACACGGGCAGTAGCATCTTCTGCTATTGTAACTTCTTTATCACCACCAAATGCTAATACAGTACCTGGTTCATAATGTTGATCTGCTACATAATATTCTGCTAAGTCGGCGTATGTTGCCTGTAGTGTTGAACCACTGCTTAGTGTCCAATTACCAGTAAGAGTACCTACATTACTACTTGAACCTACTGATATAGTTGAATTATTCGCAAGTGTTATATTACCACATGATATATTACCTGTTGTAGATATTGAATTAGCTCCAAATGCTGCCAAAAATGTTGATACATTAGAATTATCATAACCCAAAACCGGAGCTGCAAATACACCATTGCCGTATAATATATTACTTGAACTACCATCTCTATTTAATAACGCAACATTACCTAAACCAGTAACATTTGCGGCTGCCACTCCGTTTGCTGTAGTTGCAAAAGACACGGCACCTGATACATTAGCACCGGCTACACTATTGGCTGTAGTTGCAAAAGACACGGCACCTGATACATTAGCACCGGCTACACTATTGGCTGTAGTTGCAAATGTGGCTAAATTAGCTGTACCATAGAAATTACCAATAAAGAAATTAGCTGTTACTGCATTGCCTAAACTTGCATTAGGTGCAGTAATGTTACCCGGTACTGCTAATACACCGGTAAGATTGTTAAAAGTGAAACCAGCGTTACCGGCAAATGTACCGGATTCATTAAATTGAATGCATGTGTTTGAACCGCCGGGAGTTCCTATACCACTACCTCCACCGATAATTGATGTAGCGACAGCGTTTGGAGAATTTGTATATGTTAAGCCTGTACCATTAACAGGAACTGTTAATAATGCATCGGAAAATAATGTTACGTTTCCTGTTACAGGATAATTACTAGCTAACTTAACGTAAAATTGATTACCGTTAACGATTGTATTGCTTGCACCATTTACACCACTTATTGTAATAGATTGTTGATTAGTGTAAGGAACAGTATTAGCTACAGTCATCACAATAGGAGTTGCATTAGACAATCCTATAATTTTTGTATATAACGTTCCTTTTGGCGTCCAGCTTAAGTTACCTAAACCATCTGTTTCTAAAATATAACCAATACCGCCTGCGCCGCCAATTTTAAGATTAGCTACATCGCCTAAATTTATTGTACCACCGGCATTTGCACCGGCGTTAATCCAATTGTTACCGTCAAATGCTAATACTTGTCCTACACTATTAGCGGCAACATTAGCATTAGCAATATTAATATTAAGGTTACCATATGATCCTTCAATTTGACTAAAGGTAATATTTGAATATGCAGTTAATACTTCAATATTTTCTGCATTTCCGGTAGTTTTACCAATGAACAATCGGCTAGCATCTTGTGCAAAGCCAAATTGTGCTTCGTCTAATTGCGGCAGGTCTACAAGGTTACCTGAACGTTGTTGAATTTTAGATATCTGTATAATGGCCATAAGTGTAATTCTTTGAAGATTTACACTTATTTATCATTATTTCTTACAGAAAACTCATGTAATATTTTTCTACACGGTTAAACCAAATATCACTATATTTGTCAAAATCAGATCCTTCTAATATGAATTCCTGATAGAGATTATCAGCAGAACACATAAAAATAACACCTTTACGTATCTTTGTTCCGTGTACTTCATTGTGAGCATTTGCATAGGCTGCTAATTGCACAAAATAATCGTCAATCCATTCACGCTTTTTAGGCTTATTTGTTTGTTTATGATCCATGATAGCTTCATCATTATCATGCACACCCACTAAGTCTGTCGTCCCTGCGTAAATTTTCGGATAATAGAGAGGAACTTCTGTCCCCCACCACTCATTACATTTGCTAAGACCTTGACTAATGATTGATTGGGCCATTTTATGGCTTTGCTGGCTATACGGATTGCTTCCGGGCTCATTGAGTATTCCTGTCTTAATATAATCTTCAAGCCACTTGTGCATTCGTGTTCCACGACCTGCGGCTTCTGTTGTAATTTCTTGTGCTTTTTGAACACCTACACGTTTACGCCATTCTTGTAATGCTTTCTTAGATTCTTCACTTTTAGTAGCATCTAAGATTGTTGTAACACTAGGTAATTTCTCACCATCAGGAGTAGCATATCTGCGTTTGCCGTCTATCTCTACACGCTTCATTGGAACATAGTTATATTTGTTTGGTATGTACATTCAGCTATTATAATATATTTTATAAGTTAATACAAGAGTTTAGGTTAAACTCGGAAACTTTCTCCGCACCCACATCTATCACGCTCATTCGGGTTACTAAACTCAAAACCTTCATTTAACCCATTACGCACATAATCTACTGTCATGTTCTTTAAATATACATCATGTTTTTTATCTACTAACACAATAAATTCTGGTTGTGCATAATTTATGATAGATTCATCAAATTTGTATTCATCTACATATTCTAATACATATGCCAATCCACTACAACCAGTAGTCTTGACGCCTATTCGTATTCCTAGACCCTTACCACGTTTTGTTATTATTTGTTTTATTTTATTGGAAGCTTTTTCGGTGATCGTAATCATCTTACTTCATTGCTTTACGTGCCATTTGTTTGACAACTTTTTTACTATCTTCTTCTTCGGGTTCAACAGGTGTTTCTTGACCTTTGAATATAACCTTATCACCTTGAATATTTGAAATATTATTCTTTAATGGTGGCTTTTTAATCATATTATACAAATCTTCTTTGGCTAATATAATGTCGTTATCTTTATAATATTGTAATAACTCATCAACTGTCCAATCCGAATGTTCGGCACCACTATCAATATCACTAGTTAACTGACTTGTAACAGCAACTAATCGTACTAATAGTGGATTCGGATTTTCAAGCTCAAATAAGAACATTATCTCTTTGCGCGGCCGGCGCCTGCTACAGGCATTTCTTCATCTGGTTCTTCAACTGATACGTCATCATCAACGCTGAATTCATCACCGTCTACATCAGCAGACATATCCATATCTAAATCAGCAGACATATCATCCGAGTCATCACCAAATGCATTATCAGCAGGGTTACCGCCCATCATGTCACCACCTTGACCAGTAATACCATTTAATGCAGATTGCATTGTGCCTTTACTTTGTGTCAATGCGGCTTGTACTGAAGTCAATGCTTCTGTAACTTGTTGGTTAAATGTTTCGCTCTCATTCACACCAATCTCGCTTTGAACACCGGATGTTAATGCTGGTAATTCTTTTACTAACATATCAGATACTTCTTCAACCATTTTTTGTATTTGGTCTACCATGTCTTGGGCTGCAAGAACAACCTGTGACTTTTCAACTTCTTCGTTCTCTACAACAATACGAGTTTTAGGTAGTGACTGTAAGTAATTAAAATGGTCGGCTAGTGCTTGTTCCATGAATACTAGTTTCATGTACGAAGGACTAGTTTGGCTTTGATAAAATTCAGCAGATGATTTAGTTTCATTAATCAATCCACGAACTTTACTAAGCATAGACTTAGTTTCCGTTACGGTCATTCTCTTTGTATTGAACGGAAGAGAATAGTGTTCATTCAACGCTTGTTTAGCAGTTGATATTTTTTTGTTGTCAAATTCAGTTAGTTTCATAGTTATATTCCAAGACTAATATAAAGTATTTATCTTTTTTGTTTTATTGTTAGGGTTTTCTGTCAAATCTTTTAGTTTGCCAACGCTTAGAATCGTTAATATAAGTATACAATTCATCAGTAATCAACTTTTTTTTCAGTTTATCTTCATTTAATTTGGCTAAAAAAATCAATTTATCGTTAGAATTTTTAGTATTTTTAAATATTTTAGTATGTAATGATATATCAACCTCTAACCCTGCTAACAAGTTATCCAATACTAGTACCCTTTCAGCCTGATAGATCAAGTTTCGTTTATCACATGTACACCAAGCAACAGCATGTTTTAGTTCATTAAATGAATGTTTAGTAAATGTAGTTGTCATTGTAACGACATATTCATTTTTTATCGTTTTATTGATATAATATGTATTGAATAGCTCATAGCTACCATCAGGATTTTGAAAAATAATAACATCTTCTAACTTATCCATAAAGTCAGATTTCATTAACTTTTCTAATTGTTTTTCTGGATTATTACGTTTAACCATAATTTACTACTTTAAAATATATATTTCTAAGTTCATCACTTGTATCTAAAAATGCAGGAAGTTTATTCCAAGCAGTATCAGTTTTAATCATAGGAACCGTATCACAATCACTGTACAATGATCCTAATTCATTTATTCCGTCATTAAACACACTAGGGTGTTGAATATTAAAGTCAAATGACCAACAATCATAATTTTCATTTTCAATTTGTTGATATAAAAAGCCAAAGTTAGTAAATTCATCAAATCGTATTTGTATTTTTTCTGGATTTCTAGTAACATCAGGCTGACTTCTTAATGAGATTGATTGTATTACTGTATCAAAATTACATTGTGTGTTTCTTTTTTGTAACCAAATTGGTATTTCTTTATCAACTACTGGGCGATGCCTGTTCGTTATACCGGTGGGGGTAATATCAAACAGGGTGTAGCAAGTAATAATGTAACTCATATTACTATTTAATAGAGGTAAAAAAACCCGAGAATTTCTCGGGCCTTTTTATTCAAGTTAAAGATTAACCTGTAAATGTTGCAGAAGCGGCAACTGTAACAGCTTCAACCGCTGCTGTCAAGGCAGTGTCAAGAGTTGCAGTTGTCCATGCGCCAACTGGATAAACAGCAACGGCTAATGTGTCGTTAGTTGTATCTGTATACTCATACATATAGATTGTAGCTAATTGCTGAATAGTTTGAACAGCTACGTTCAATTGTGTTGTAGTCAATGCACCGTCAAAAGTGACAGTGAAGAAGTCCAATTTTGGACCTTGTGGTTGAACAGTTGCTCCAGAAGTAACTGCATTAACACCGCTATTTGTATAGTCAGGTGCGTCATAGTTAATGACTGGTAAGAAGTCGCCGTTTACACGTGTAAATTGTGCCATGATAAATTTCCTTTAAGTTTGTGAGCATATAGCTCTACTATTATTTATGCCTGGTAACAAAAAATGTTGGTTTTGGGCTTATCTATTGGCTAGATTTTGTCTACTAAAACCCATTCTATCTACAAATTTTAAGCCATTTGCAACAAAACCTTCATGTGTTTCAGTTCCATCTTGTAAATATCCTTTAACAGGACTAACTTCTGCGGCTTTATTCAATTGATTGACCACAGACATTTTAAGTGTATATAGTGCAGACCATATAGTAAAAGCACCTAAAATAGCATTTTTGTTTTGATTTAAGTGTTCTGCAATTTTAGCTTTCATTTTATCTGTCATGGGTCTAGCTTCTACAAAATCCATGAAGCCATTAGCTAAATTGTTTAAATCACCGGCAACAATCTTCTTGTTAATATATACCGTAAACAATTGGTTAAATGTATTACGTGCTTGAGGTGCACTATTCATTAATTGATCTACTGCAGGACCATATTTTTTAATTGCATTCTGTGCATTTTTGACTAATGTTGTATCTATCTTAAGCTTAGGTGCTGTTGGCATAGCACTGGGAACAATTGCAACATCACTATTATTCTTCAATTGACCTATATTACCATTCAATGTTACTGCTTCGTCAGTAGTCATTGCGTTAGGATCAATATATTGATGTACTGCAATTCCAGCACGTTTGCCACCCATCAATTTTCCAACTGGACTGTTAACTTCTACTTTATAAGTAATACCATTAGGATTGGCTTTAAAAACATAACTGCCATTTTGATCTTTTAACGGTTGATGAAATAATAAATCACCCCAATAATAACCTTTACTGCTTTTACTAGCTTTTTCTAATCCGGGCCATATCTCATTAATAATAGGCCATAAACTATCACGCTCTACTCCACGTGATTGATCATATTCTACAAACTGTTCAGGACTGAATACTTGTCGTCCTGTGCCGTCTTTCTTATTGAACATATGCTTGTCCATAATACTAAACTTACCTGAACTATTACGTCCAAATATCAATGCAGGATATCCATCCCATTTAATTGTAACTGTTGCTGGATTATTAACTGTAGCAATAGTAGATTGTACAGCACGATTAGCACCCTCACTTCCTCCCAAAAAGATTAAATCCTCAGGATGGTCTAAATGACCTTTATCTTCATTTATAGATAAATTGTCAATCTTAGATTTAAGTAATGCTAATTCTTCCGATAAATTCATAACTGCTCTTTGTCGCTGTTCTTCTTTATTGATTTGGAAAACTTGCCTTGGTCACGTGATTTAATCGCCCCAAGCAATTTTCTCTCTAATATCTCTGCTTGCTCTTTAGGATAGTTCCTATTAATCATCTCTAATAAATTAATAGCACTGGTAATGATATTGTGGGCTCTACTCTCAATAACATGACTTGTATCACGATTATTGCCGATAGCTTCCAATTCTTGTAGAAGGCTGCGAGTTTGTTTTTGCATATTAATTTCCTAATAGTATTTATCTATTTTACGGTTTATTTCTTTAAACTATTAAGTAAACTTTTGAGTTTTGAACCCTGCACATCTACTACAACTTTCTTATGTTCCGGCTCTAAAATTTCACCAGTAGCTTGGTCAATAATAGGTTCAGTAGATTGTAATGTAGATTGAGGTTTCAACTTATTCATAATATCAGTAGCACTAGGCTGTGGTCTATAACTATCTTCCCCGTCACCCCCTGAATCACTAATTCTCATAGTTTCTACATTATAATCTAAATCAATCTTTTGACCTACCCCAGTACTACTACGACTTTTCATACATTGAATCTGATACTTTCCACGCTCACGCATACTGCGACTTGTAAAGATACCAAATACATTATCTGCTGTATTAATCTTACTGATACCACCAGCAATATGACTGTGGTCAAATTCAATTTCATCAACTGCTGTACGATTTAACTGGCTTGCAGTTACCATTAAAATACCCATCTCTTTTGCTAGATTACGTAATTCTTCAGCAACATATTTGTCTTTAATAAACTGATCATTTGGGTTGACTTTAACAGATACAGGCATTACTAGATCCAAATAATCAATCATAACAAAATCAATCTTAATCCCTGTTTGAATTTGAACTTCTTTTAAGTAAGCACGAATGTCATTTACATTACTTTGTGCGGGTAATGCTTTTACACGATATTGTCCTGACTTCTTACCTACCATCTTAACTTTAAGCTCAGTTGATCCAATATCTCTACGAATATCTTTTGTGCCCATATTAGTTAACATAGCATCTGTACGTAAACTAGTTAATTCTTCACTCAATTCAAGTGTAACATAAACTCCGCTCATTCCTGTCTGCAACCAATTCAATGCAATATTCATCATAACTAATGATTTACCTGAACCAGACCCGCCTGCAAAAATATTTAATTCACCACGACTAAATCCACCATATAAGATTTTATCAAGTTGAGGCCAGCCTGTACTTACTTGTCCACCGCTATTAAAGTATTTGTTAATACGACCGGCAGGATCTAAAAAGTAATCTGTACCCATATCTTTCTGTAAACTTATTTGTACTGCATCTTTGATTAGTTTCTCAACTGGTTCAAATTCACCTTTTTCTAACAAATCTGCTGATTTAAGAATAGCTCTTTCTAACTCTTGTCGTCTAGTAAATGCTTCAAATTCTTCAAAGAACCAATCATAATGCCCTTGTACTAATTCAGGAATAACTTCAATGTCTTGCCCAGTCAATGCTTTAATTTGTGTGCTATCAGGTAATACACTATACTTAGTTGTATGCTCTTTAAATAATTCTGCTACAGGACGCAAACTCTTATCAAAGTTCTCAGCATTCATAATGTTCATAACTCTAGTATAAAGTTCAGCATTGGTAATCATCATCTGCAAAAACAACTTCTGCATTTCTACTGTATATTCTTTATTGTTAGATTGTTTTCTCAATTTTCTTCCTCTGTATTTCTATTTTTATTTTACTCATTGTTGCATTTTGCAGTATACTTAATAATGTTGCTAATTTACCATACCGTACTACAGCATCATTAACATCCTTAATACCTGGTTCCCAATTAGGTAAACTAACACTATATCCTAACTCTAAAGCTCTATCACATAACTTTAATCCTGTCTTATCTCTATCAGGTACAACAATGATTTGTTTATTTAATGAGGCAATTAATTGTGCTTGTTCATTACTTATATCATCATGCATGATTGCAATTCCATCAATACTTAATGCATCAAATATACCTTCAGTTAATATGCATACTTGCCATTCTGGCTTCTGTATATCAATATTAAACACATAGCCAGCTTGTTGTTCGTTAATGTATTTTGGTATTTTGTTGTCTAAGAATCGGCTAGTATGACCAACAATTTTATTCTTATAAGTGTAGGGAATGATTATTCTATTTGCATAACGACCTTTTGCAGTGGGTGTTATTAAGAACGGATACTCATTATAATTTATCCCCCTAGCTTGTACATAATCAATATATACTTTGTGTAATGGATTATTTCCATCAAGCATTTCACCTTCAGGTAATTGATGATCTGCAAACTTGATTTTTATTTTAGTTTTCTTTTGTATAACTATATCAAGTAAATCTTTTTGTTGTAGGCTTTCTAAGCTCCATTTACCTATTTGTGTATCATCAATTCCGCACCACATTAACAACTGTTTTGTTTTATAACTTATACTACGACCTAATACAAAATTGCATTTGTATCCACAGTTAAAGCAATGCATAGACCAATTAGTTTGCCCGTCAAATTTAATACCACCTCGCATTCTGCGATCAGGTTTGTGACCAAGATGGCTACAGCAGATAGCGTTAAAGCTATGCCAGCCACTACTTGTTGTTTTTTTCTTGCCGGGTATTATGGATAAAATATCAAACATTAGTAGTAGTATAACATATACTAACTAAGATATCAACAGCTATGGTTATATTATCTTGCCAATATATTAGTTACTGCACCAGAATTGCTTTCAAATTGCATTCTAATATAAGGGTGATATCCTTCAACTACATAACCTTTTGTATCGGTTACTTCTTCGTATGTATCTTCAAAGATAGGATACCAATCACCATCAACTATAGTAGAACCCTCAATAGCAATATTTCCATAATAATCACTATATCGGGCTTGTAATGTAATAATAGGATTATCGTTTGTAGTAATTACACTAGTGTAATATATTAAGTTACTATCACTATTTCCATTACTATTGTTATTAGGGAACGCTTGTCCTGTAGGAATAGATACAGGTTCTGAAGGAATAAAGCTAGGTAATATGCTATTAACAATATTCATATCACCACGAGCACCTGCATTTTGATCTACAAACACAGGGAAATCAAATTCTCCTACTGGTATTTCTAAAGAATAATAACATTTTTGTGGATCAATATTTTCTATATCAGCAGGGCCTAATATTAAGGCTGCAATACCTGTTGCAGGTAATTGAAGTGTTAATGCTTTTTGTAATAATATTTCCCCGCCTGTATAGTTAATTAAACGACAGGTAATAGATTTACCGGTTATATCTACTGGTTTTTGTTCCTGATTTAAAAATTGAAACTGTATTTGATTATCCACACCTTTGTGTAGTGTCAATGGCTTGGCATACTGAGGCATATAACTCCTTGGTGAAAATCCTGATAATAGTACAACGATCTGGCGTTGCGTATAAATGAAAACTTGGGTTGAGAACACAAATGTAATCTCCTATTATGTATTTAGTCATTCATATATATTAATTTATTAATGGTTTGGGAAGGGCGATAAATATATCCGAGACTATAATTTTAATGATACAAAACGAGTTTTTTAAACGATTAAGCGAAAATCACCCATTCATAACCATTTGTTCCTACGCAAATCAGGATTATGTAGGAATTGTCCAAAACAGGGACGATATAGTCACCACTATATATGATTATGGATCTATCATAGATAATGAGATTAAAGAAAGATTTTTAGAGTTAGGAGATGTTTGGTGGTGGGAATCTAATAGACTTATCCCCATTAATCTATTCTTAAAAGACGAATGGAGTATCTTTAAACCCTATATTAGGACATTCAACAACAAAAGTCTTACTATACTACATGGTCCTGTTTGTAGTATAATTGAATTGAACAAACGTAGAAGCAAACGCCGTAGCATTACCCTAGTTAAACGCTTACCCTAATAAATTCATATGAACTGCAACAAGCCATGAATAACTTATGGCATGCGACTGTTTGAATGTGTATCCATCAGTTCCCTTATCCCATACAGTTTTAGCAACTTCTTTCCAGGGTAGTCCAATCAAATGCTTCTTACCGGGACGAATCACAGCTAAAAACATAGCTAATCTTGTAATACTATCTATTGGTTCTGGCATCTTTTGTATATTGTAGTACTGATTGTTTAAGTGAATTAATTTCTCTACAAATACAGGATCTTTTAATTTACTCCAATCAGGTTCATGCATCAATTCTAATAGATGGTGTTCATCACGAACCTGATTATAAACATGAACATTCAACAAATCTAGCTTGAAATAGCCACGTTTATCTGCAACAGTATAATCAATGCTAGACATATCATTCACTGGATCATAAGGTACATCTGTAATATAAACACCTGTTGCATGTTTACGCATAGGCTTTACATTACGCATTGCCGCCGGAGTATGCTTAATAAGCTGTAATAACTTATCTCTATCACCAAAGTCAATATCAATATCGCTATCAATTTTCATTTCTTAATCAATTCTGTAGAGTGTTGTGGAATATCAACTGCGTTATCTTTTGTATTTTCTAACATAGCAACTCTAGCACGTAGGTCACTAGAACTATAATTATGCTGTCTCTTATGATAATATAATTCAATACCATTGTCAATACAATATTGTTTTCCGGTGAAATCTCTATTTAGGTATTCTTCACTTAAGAAACGTATATGTATAGTTTGGGTCATTAGTAATTGAAGCAAGTCATATTCTGTTGAGTACACTAATATTTCATCCACATACTTACACGCCTGCAATTGAACATAACGTTCATATACACTTTGACATGGTTTGTTTTTAATACCCGGTCTGTCAATAGTAGGATCAACTTGTAATGCTACTACAAGATAGTCACATAACTCTTTTTCCATTTTTAACATTGTTACGTGTCCGGCATGTAACAAATCAAAACTACTACAATTAAATCCTACTTTCATTTATCTTTCTCCGAAAGTACAGGGTTTATGTTTGTTGGCCATTCAATTGAATATTGATTCCATTTGAAATTTTCTTCAATACTTTTATCATATGGCATATCTACTATATATTGTACTACTGTTTTTTCAGTTAGAGCCATATAACCATGTGCGTAATGCGGTGGGACAAGTAAACCATTAGTTTCATCTAATTCAATAGCAAACCATTTTCCAGATTCTGGCTCTAATGCAACGTCAAATATTCTACCTACTACAGGCATAACTAGCTTATATTGGTTTTGTCTGTGCATACCTCGGACAACATATTGTGTTGATGTAGCTGTGTTTAGTTGACGAAATGTTCCACGCATCCCATCATCTGATGTTTTCCAAGTTTCACAGAAATTACCACGATTGTCTTTAAATTTATTATGCTCAATGATTTTTAAATCAGGCAACATCTCACCGTACATTTTCATTTAGGAGCTACCAATTCTGCTTTAATTAATTTCATATATGCCTTTTGTACAACAATAGCCTGTCGTTCAGCATCTTCTACTGCTTTGTGACTGGTAGTGTGACCCCCATCACTAAGTTTAACTCCTGCTATTTCCCAAAGTGTACGTGTATCACGCATAGTCCAGAAAGGCCAGGGAATAGGATTAGGCTTGTCACTTGTTTGACGCCATGCATGTTCCATTACTACTAAGTCAAATGGTGCACCATTACTCCAAACAGCACGACGGTTCCAACAAAACTTATACAGTATCTCCATACATTCTTTGAATGGCAAACGACCAGTATCACCCAATGCTTCTTCAAGTGCTTCAGGGCTCTGCTCACTCCACCATCGTAATGTATCTTCATTGATACTTCTATTGTAAATTTCTGTTTGATCTTCTACAGTAGGTCGTAGTTCTAATCGTTCAACAACACCTGAACCTTTGGGGTCAAATCGTACGGCACCGATAGTTAGTATAACACAGTTAGGTGTTGTATCTAACGTTTCCAAATCAATCATTATATCCTGTGCCATATTACGCCTGTAACGTTTTCCAAATATATTTCTTCTCTAAGTAATCTTGTAGCGTCAATGCTTCATTTTCATTATTGAATACCACACCTTTAATTGTATACATATCTTCTAGGTATCTAGCATATTCACCGTTACTATCTCGCATCCACCAGTACTCATCTACCCACATAATGTTTATTTCATCGTCATATGTATCTAATGCAAATCCTACTTCTGTCACTTTCATATCTTTAAATAGTAAATCTACTAAAAATCTTTTTGTATCAAATTGTCTAATGTTGTCCCATTTAGGCCATGATACTAGAAATTTATTGTTTTGTAAAGAGGTTATGGGAAATATGTTATTCATTGGAATTTTAATAAAAATATTAGGTACTTCTTTTCGTCAACAATCTCATAACCATCTGTTATGTTGCCATTAACTATATTCATCTTTATACCATATTGTCCTACAAGGTAATCTTCAAAATCATATGCATCAAACTCTTTGTTCTGGTTCATATATTCTTTACGTACAAGTTTCAATGCTGCCCAATAATCCCAACGTTTCTTATGCTGTTCTATTAATGGATCATCGTCATCGTAGTCTTGTATTTGAGGTATTGTTGCCATCAACTCCACCTCAATGTAAACAAAATGTAGTCTTTTTCATATCTAAACTTAAAGCTAACCTTATTAGTATCAGTTACACACCATCTACAATGTCTTTGATATTTTCCTATGTTTGCTTGCATCCATACGGTCATTTCATTATATTTGTCAATATGTTCTGCTCTAACTGAACATTCATACCAGCCGGGCTTAGTATTTTCCCATCCGTTTGCATGATCGTAATGTTCATTTATTACAACCATCTTAGTAGAAACCATTCTAAATCTTTTTTATCACGAAACCAAAACTTAGAATTATTCATATACCATCGCATGTTAGGTGTCCATACACCGTCGTGTGCTGTAGATCCAAATGTTTCAACCATCCATGCTTCCATTTCTTTCCATTTAACACTGGTCATTGGTTGTGCAGTCAAATACTTTTGACCATAAACTGTACCTTCACTAAAGTCAAAAGAATTCCAGCCTAATGCAGACATTAACACTAGTGTATCAATATCTTTAGACATTTGATCGGCTGCTTGATTGATTATTTCTTCTGATATATTCATCCCCACCTCAACGAAAACCAAAAAGCATCTTTTTCATTTCTAAAGCACCAGAGATAACTTTTAGGATCATCTCTACCAACCCAAAAACATGTCCAGTTGCCTGTCTTTCGACCCACAGCAAACCACCGTTCTCCTATGTTATCTCTGCACCATTCTTCTACTTCGTATCCAAGTTTCTTAGTAATTACAGTGTACGGTAAGTCTTTCATCCCCACCTCAACATAAAATAACTAGCATTGCTTTCATTATAAAAGGTAAACTTTGCATGTCTTTCTACAATAGGATCATAGCTGAAGTTATCATATACTGCCCTATAATAAGCATAATCAAAATCAACACCCTGAATCCAACCATTGGTCCTTAACTCATGACCTATTTCCATAGTTCGTTTAGCATCAATGTATAATGTTACTTCAGCCACAAGTCAACTCAAATAATATGGCATCACGCTCATCCTTGAAATAGAAATCCATATAGTCTTCGGTAGCATGTGTTTCAAACTTATCGCCCGGCAATCCAAACTGTTGTACTGCCCATGCACATTTTTGATTCCATGTAGGTATATCATGGTTCTCTTGCCATGAAATACGAACTCTAGTACCCGCCTGCATTCAATAACTCCTTAACCTGTTCTACCATATTACTATCACGTTTAAACTTAATAGCCCATTGCTCTGGATTAATGTAATCCATAATCATTTTCTGCTGGTCATCACGCAATGTACTTAAGAAGTGTACACCACTAGAACTTTGATATAACATCCAGGGACTAATCTTACCCCTAGCAATCTCGTAACATATGTTGTTTGGATTGCCATATCGCAAGTAATCTCTGCTTTGAATCTTCTCAGTTTCTGCTTTTTCTATTGTGGTTTCAATACTACGATGTATAGCATCTAATGGATCTTCTATTCGTAAATACTCACATAAGAATTTTGTATAGTTACTATCTTGCCGCCAATTATCAATACGTATAGAATTCTTTAATAACCAATCACTAAATCTACTAACATTGATACATTTGATATCTACACAATAACTACCAAATTTAACAAAGGCAATATAATAAGGATTCTTAATGAATTCTTCATATGTGCGATTCTTTGTGCCGGCAGTATTCTTTTTATAGAATTGTAACCAAGCTTGAAAACCCACACGATTGCCTTGACGATCACGCTCTAACCATCTACGTTTAGTTTCACATATGTGTTTTAATACAGTACTTTCACGTTGGAAAGTAGCTTTACAGAACTCACATCCATATAGTGATTTAGTTTCCTCGGTCTTTTTCATATTTCTTAATATCTTCATCTGTCACTAATTGACTAAGAACTTCTATATCAGATTGTTTTAAGTTAGGGTATGTTTCTGCCAAATAACATTTACGTTTATGTTCTTGCACAAATGCTTTAGCAATTTCATCAATATTATCACTATCTACTTTGGGATAAATCTTAGTGTAATATTCTTTAATATCTTTAGTTTTAGCAGGTTCTTTTAATGATGTTACTTTACTACCTAAATGAGGAATCCATTGATGAAATTGTTTACCTAAGCCAGGACTACTAGCACATAACATATACCATTGCAATTTAGGATGCTTCTGTACATATTCATTAAACAAATGTTTATTTGCATGATAGTCAACACTACGTAAGTAGTAGCCTTGAACATCACCTGGACCTTTAATAGCACTCATCCAATGTGTCATCATATAGGGAACAAACTTCTTTTGTTGTTCTTCTGTTAACCTATCATAATAACCATAGTCTTTTTTGTCCATAGCTGTAAGAGCATCAAACAAGTCAAAGTCTTGTGCTACAAATTTCTCATCAACAGGAGTATTCTTTTTAGTTGCCATATTTAAAAAGCTTGGGAGTAGTCCACAATCTCACAGTTACGACTAATCTCTTTTACAAAATATACACATCTTGGCTTAGGACCATCATCAATAGGTACACATAAGAATTGTCCGTTCTTTAATCTAGGTGCATACCATGTTACATCGTGATAAATGTCTACAATCTCAATTGGTACAAAACTTGGACTAAAACTAGATAAAGGATTGAATTCAAATGCATTAAATCCTCTATCATTGATACTTGTTAAAGGCAGTGTTTCTAAATCTCCGTGTTCCTGTTCCCCAATTAATATTTGCCAATCTACTGGCATCTTAATAGTAGCATTACCGATCTTTAATACAAGTGCAGGACTATTAAATGATTCCAAAAAGATTAATGGGATATAATGATAATCCACATTTTGTGGATTACTATTGTCTAGTATCGCAAAGCGAAGGTCATCTATTTCTTCCGGAAGGGTTTCAAGATTATAATAGGAATTTTCTAATGTAAGTATACGCATTTTGTTATTATAACACTTTCTTATCTATATGTCAACTTTTCTACGTCAAACGGGTAGTTTGCTTCTTTATAAAATGCTTTGCGTTGTGTCAAATGCCGTTTGGCAAACTTACAGCTACTTGTTATGTCGTATATTTGGACATGGTCTTTATCCTCAGCTTTTCGGATGCCCCGACCAATAGACTGGATAACTCGCACAAACGATTTACCAGGCTCAATGAGCACCAAATTAAAAATTCTAGGAATGTTAATGCCAACCGCAGCCACACCATATGTAGCCACGATAATCTTGTTAGTGCTTGTAGCAACTTCGTCATATTCTTCTTTCCTTTCGTTCATATTAGTAGCACCGCTAACAAATACACTGCCGGGTAATCTACTAACGATTTCTTTACCTGCATTAACTCTATCAACAAGAATCAATGTGTTACCTGTATCATTGATACCACTGATAAGACTAGCAATTTTATCCAATCTCTCACTATCTTCTAGTAAATGTTTCAATTCACTTTGATAGTTGGTAAACTCTTTACCATCTTGTAACTGCATAATATTAACATGGCATCTTGCTAATACACCTTGATCCTGTAACTCACTTGCAGATAGTTTCCCGATCACATTACCCAAACTTACAAAGATACTTTGTGCTTCAAACTTAGCTTTAGGAATAGTTCCTGTTAGTCCCCAACGAATGGGCACTTTAGCAAATACACTAGTAAGCAATGTTTTTAATGCATCAGCTTTGGCCATATGTACTTCATCAACCATGACGCAAACTACACCTTCAATAAAGTCTCCGATCTCTACTTCAGCTTCACCACTCTTTGTTTTCTTAAGCATATTGTTAAGACTTTGCCAAGTACAGATAGTATGT